CGGATCATCTTGGGCTTGTCCTGGTACTTCACCGACATGCGGAGAATCTTGCGGAACATGTCCCGGATTCCGGTCTGTGCGAACACACGGGCAATCAGCATGATGCGGCGCTGCGAGGCCGTCATCAGCATATTCATACCCGAAGCGGTGTCGTTCAGCGCGTCAGGGTTCAGGCCCTGGTTCAGACGCGACACACCAGCACGGCTTTCCTTCATCTGGTCCGCGTATTCGACCATCGGGAAGATGTGATGGGCAATGGAGGGCGTCACCATCGGGACGATATGCCCGTTCACGTCACCTGACTGTGTATCAACCAGAACAGTGCCGCCAACCGCGTTGTTCAACAGGCTATCAAGGTCAACCTTGTCAGATACCGCGCTGCGGGCGTTGTTCACGTTGTAGATGTTGTCATTCAACTGGCGCAGGAGGGTCGATTTCCACTCCTGAATGTCCATCACCTGATCCGCAACGCTGTCGCCAACAAGCGTGTGTGGCATCGGGATCGGTGTGATGGTAACGAAGGGCTGTTCGTCGATTTCCTCGTTTTCAAGGATCGTGTGACCGTTGCCACCCACCAGAATCTTGCGGGTTTCGGCAATGCCGTCGCCGTCCATATCGACACGAAGGTAGCACTCATGCAGCCAAATGGTCCGCATGGAGGCGTTCAGTTCGATGTCGTCAAGGTCCGCGTCGTCAAAACGCTCTGTGCGCTCCTGGTTGTATTCCCCGTCATCAGACGAAGGGATGTCCGCCAGAAGCTTCCGGTCATAGCCTTCCGCAATCAGGTCGGAAATGGTCTTCTTCACCCGATGGCAGACGAACGGGACAATCATGTGACCCGCTTCGTCTTCCAGCTTCACTGCACGGCGCGAGAACATGAACTCCTCGGGCGGAACGCTATCAATGCGCACACAGCCCTTGGTCTCTGTGTGGATGAAACGCGCGTCCAGCACCTTGACCATCTGCGGGACAAGCTGCCCCGTCTCGGGGTCAGGCATGGCGATTTCTTCCTCGCGCTCCGTCACCTCATCCAGTTCCAGACCTTCCTCACCTTCCAGCTTGGCGAGTTCTTCGGCGGTCAGACCCTTGTATCGCTTGATGGTCGAGTGTTCGCGGTCTTCCCAGCAGACCTTCGCAACGCCCATCTTCTGGAGCAGCGAGTCGAAGATAATATCGTAGAGCACCTGGAAGCCATCGTTCTCTTTGTGGAACACATGATTCACGTATTCCGTGGCCTGCTTGGCGTTCTGTTCGTCTTCCGGGCCAACGGGATCGAAACGCACCGCGTCATCGCCCGCCGTGAAGACCTCGAGGATCGAGGGCATCATCCAATTAACTGTGTCTGCGACATCCCGCGACACGATCTTGGAACGACCGTCCACCTCATTGCCGAACGGCTCGCCACGGTAGTACTCCAGCGCCTTCTGGCGTTGGTCTGACAGGCTTGTGCCGCCCGCAAGGTGTGAGCCTTCAGCGGACGCAATATGGGCCTTGAGGATAGCCTTTAGCGTCTGCTCCTGCATTTTCATCAGGCTGCTTCTTTCTCGCCGTGGAGTTCAACCAGCAACTCATTCAACGCGGCCTCAAGCGCAGCCAGACGCCGGTCGTGGTCGCGGATAATCTTGCGCAGGGAGCCGATTTCGTTGTTGTCGGGTGTGCGGTCAGCCATCAATGTAATCCTCAAATCGTTTGGCAAGGGCAAGCACAACGTCACCGGCTTCCACCGGGCCATACTGCTTCACAGCGTCACCCATCAGGCTTACTGCGTGGGCAATGGCGGCGCGGCGGGCCGTGCTGTCGTTCGGGTTCTCTGCGTGTGTCATCGCGGCGGTGGTCGCCGCTTTGTTCGGTCGTGCCATTGTTCACCTGTGTCCGTTAAGTCTCGCCATACGGCGTTCGACGCCTGCATGTTCAGTGCGTCTTCATGGGCTGCGCACCAAAGTTCAAATGCCTGCCTGTTTTTCTCCGCCCAATCATGACCGGGGACATCCTGTAGTCTTTTCGAGCATTCTGCTGGTTCGGGCGATTCCCTGCGCCGACGATGCCTAATCCGCGAAGCCCTAGTGCTGAAATCATCGTGCGATTGCCAAACAACCGGGTCGGGCGTGATGTAGCCGTGTTCAGCGATTGAACGCAGCCACATATCCTGGCTGTCGTCCTGGTCAAAGCCCCTGTCAATAACGCGGGAGTCAAGAATGTCGGAATGACGCCGATCCATCATCACACCATTGCTATTTTGGGTGAGAGCGAGCGTTCAGCCCGCTTTGCCTTCGCTGCAATCTTCGTGATTGCGCCGTATCTGAATGCGTCCGCGCCGTGTGATGCCCAGTTGTGCAAGGGCTTCTGGCGGAATGTCCGGTTGATGCTGTCGTAGTCCTTGGCGTACTGCCTCAATGACTCAATGCCGCGCTCACACCTTTCGGCATCCCACCAGCACCGGCCCATGATCTGCCGCGCCGCGTTGATGCCATCCACGACCGATTGACTTGGGGCAATCATCGTCTTGCAACCCAGCTTCTCTAGCGTCTCCTGTCGCGTGAGGCCGGTTGACAGTTCCCGCTGTCTTGCGTCGTGGGGCAGGATCAGGTCGCCCATCCTGCAACCGTTCTTGTTCACCCGCTTTTCAATCTCACCGACGTAGTGCGCCAGGGCCTCCCCGTTGTTCTCGTAGTAATCGACGAGGTGGATCTCTTTGCCGGCGTACTGCACGAACCAAATGGCCGTGCTGTCGTCAATGCCCAAATCCCAGAACGTGTCTACCGCAAACTCGGACTGATACGGCACAGAACCAATGCGCCCCTGCTCAGAAGCCAATGCCATCTGTGGGCCGTAGTAAGCACCCTTGATTGCGGCCTCAAAGCTGCATTCGTATTCCTGCTCGTACTCGTCAGGCGTCATGACCGCCCTTGCATCGACAAGTTCAGCGGCATCAACAATCCCAGTCTCAGACGCCTTATACATCGCGCCCAACCAGCCCTCAGACTTCAGGGCGTGTTGGTAGATGTCATAGAAGGCGTTCTTGCCCTTCGGCGTACCGATGAACACCGCCCAGCCCTTGCGGTCACTCAAGGCGGGGCGGATGATCTCGCTCCACACCCTCGGGTCCATCTCGGCATATTCGTCCAAAATCACGCCGTCGAGATAGATACCCCGCAAGGCGTCCGGGTTGTCGCCGCCAAAGAGCCGGATACGCTGACCCAGGAAGTCAACGCGCAATTCACTTTCGTTGAACACCCTGCCGGGGATGGGGTCCGTGTAATGCTTCAGATAGTCCCACGCGACCGTCTTGGCCTGCTTGTAAAATGGTGCAATGTAACCGTAGCGCCCGTCTTTCTTGCCGTCCTTCAGCGCGCGCATAATCAGCTCGTTCACCATCGCAACGGTCTTGCCGAAGCGGCGGTGACAAACCAGCACGTTGAAACGCTCTAGCCCCTTGTGGACTTCGGCCTGGTGTTCCCGTGGGTCATACGGGATGACGATCTCAACCACCGAGCCACCTGAACACAAATTCGCCGTCAGTCCCTGACCCCTCAACAGGCTGAATGGCCTTGCCGTCCACTCGTTCAAAGATCAGCTTGATCATTTCGCGGTCGTCACCCAGGGCCATGTCAACGACACGCTCTGCGATGATTGCGAAGTTCTTTCGGTCGGGGTCTTGGGTTGAAGGACGTTTCAGCGCGACCATTAAAGCATCGCGCATCATTTTATCGCCTTTCGGTCCCTTGGATGGGGTTGCCGAAGCGGCCATGAGATTGGCTCCTATGTGACTGTTTCAAAACGAAACTTGGTCGGTTTATCCAACACCTGCGACAACAAACGCCGGGGGCGTACCCTCTGGGATCGTGACGATGTAATCAGCCAGGGCGTCCAGCAGGGCACCGCCCCAGATCGGGTTCTCGTCTTCGTCGTATCCCGTGACCTCAATCAGATCGCCCGTCAGGTAGGCGTCAACGTGCCATTCCCTACCCTTGCGGGATCGCATGACCGCGCCGGGGTTCATGATGGGCAGCCCGTCCTCGTCCACCTCACCCGAAGGCGTGGGGCGTCCGAAGATTTGGGCGCGGAGCATCAGGAACGAACCATTTGGATGGCGCACGGTTTTCAGTTCAAACGGATTGCCGTTCTCGTCCGTGGTGTCGAACACAAAGCCGTGGGCCTCGAAGACTTGCTTTGCCGCCGCACGATTGGGAAAGGCGAGGTCTACTCTCATGACGACAACCCCGCGAGTGCGTCGTCTGACAGAGCGGCAGTCCATTCGCCCACAACAGCCAGAGAACCGCCCCACGTCTTGGTGTTCGCCACATTATCCCCGGCGCGAAATGTCGTGATGCCCGATGGCAGTGTGCCTGCGCCGTCCGTAGCAACCGAAGCACCATCCAGAGATGCAGCGAAGTCGCTGGCAGAGATACGCAACGCAATCGCGAAATCCGTGTCATCGGCAATCGTCGCACCACTGTCAAAGTCAGCCTGCGATGCACCGCCGTCCACTACCTGCACGGCAATCTCGCCCTGCGTGGAACTGCCACGGCGCAACACCGTCACACGGTTGTCTTCGGTTCCGTCATCCCACTGCGCAACCACCTGATCGGTTGATCCGATTGATGGAGCAGTGCGGCCCTTGAGCAGAATTGTGCCAGGAAGGCTTGTCGTTGCCCGCGTCACGTCATCCACCGTCCGCGTCACCGCGCTGGCGACGGTTTCTATGGGGGTTGTGGGGGTGGAGGTGTTGAGTTCAATCGTGGCATAGTCCATCGCAGTCGATCCTGTCGCTGCGTTATCCAATGTCGTGCCGTTGGTAGACCCAGCAGGGTTCAAAAGCATACGCGCGGTGGTGTTGCCCGTGGAATTATTCAGCACTGTTGACCACCACAGCCAGTGATCGTCAAAGTCTTCAGCCTGAGAGGTGACTGTGCCTGTCTCTGTAATGGCGGTGACTACACCTGTATCCGTGTCGAGAATGGCTACCACCTGCTGTGCGGTCCCCCCCGTGAGTAGCGCCTGCATCATCGGGAAGTGGCTCGCACCAGAGGTCTTTGGAACCCTTAGCGAAAACAGGTTCACGTTGCTGTCGTTAGGGCAGGATGTATTTATGTATTTGTTAAGCCGCGCCGCACCGCTGTCGTCAGTCAGAACAATGTTTCTTGTGGCACCATCAACGACACTGACGCCGGAAGACACTGACGCCGCGGCTGTATGCAGCCACGCCGCGTTAGAAAAGTCCCGGCTGTAGGTCAGGCTGTTGGCACTCTCCCCCTCCACCAGCAGGCCCTTGTTGACCCACACTGAACCGTCATAAACGTAATTGAACCTGGCAACATTGATGGCGGCAGACTGGAGAACGCCACCAGCGTCGAAATAATTGGCCGTACTGGAACGCTCGAACGTATGCGGGCCACCACGCACAACGGCGTCGTCTAATGTTTCGCTGCCCGCGTAGTCGTAATAGGCCGATGGCTCACCAGCGCCACGGTAAAGCTGGTACTTCTGCACCAACCCACCACGCCGGATATTGCCGCCCATAATGGCCATTACTGGAGCATCTCCGTCACGTACACAGTGCCGCTTGATGACACGGAGAACACCGCAACCTGCTCGCCCGCGCCGATGTTCAGATATTCAGGCGTGAAGGCGGGGACGTACATGTGGGTGACGCCCGCGCTTGCGTTCGGACTCACTCCGACATTAAAGAAAACGTCGGTGGTCGAAAGAACGCGAATCGTGCGAATCTGCGAGGTCGGCACTGTGGTCGCCGCCGTCGAGGCGTAAGGGTTTGAATCAATCGTAAACGTCGCGCCGGGGCGAAAGATGACTTCCCCGGCAAACGCGGTGGACGCCACCAGAAGCAGCGCCAGGACGGTGATGATGCGCTTCATTGAGCGTCTCCTTGGTTGATAGTGGCCCCAGCCGTCAAGCCTCGTCGCCCTTATGTCTGAGCGTGTGGACGGTTCGCCTGTGGGCTGGGGGAGGATAGCCCCACTGAGGCGCATCGTTGAGAGGCGTGTGGGACGTTGTTAAGCGACTTTGGCCGATCTTTTGGCCGATCATGAAAAACGCCCCGCTCCGGGAGGAACGAGGCGCTTGGTGATGACGTGAGGCCTATCCGATATTCAGGACCGCAGGGACATCGCGCGATGCGTTGCACCGTATGCCCGAATCACACGGGTCAGACGGATATTGGCAGAGGATGATCAGTCCCCGCCCCTGCGGTCGTGAATGTCGGGCGCAGAAACCCAACTTCCAGATTACCCTATCACCCAGCGGCTGGGCCGTCAATAACTTTCTGGGTTTGTTTTTCTGTGTGTTCATGGAACGTCTCAGACACCGTAAAACTCATCCAGAACGTCCAGGGCTTCCCGCAACCGCCCCATGCCGTATTCCTTGCGCTCCCCTCGTGAGTGCGCCCAGTCGTTTGCCGCCATGTTCTCGCAGCACACCCTGATGCACACATCGGCACCGATGGGGCCAAGGGCCTGCACCGCGTCACGCCACCTCTCAGCGGCCCGCAATTCGCCTTCCTGATGGCCCGTGTGGGATGGCTCCTGGCGTTCATAGGCGCAGGTTGTTGATGCACCAGATACACCGCGCTCGTAGTCCCGTTGGAACTGTGACCCTGCCAGCCACTGTTCGTGCGTGATGGCCCCGCGTGATTCGTAGTGGTCCAACTTGTCGGCATTGGTGCGGACAACCTTTCCCACACCCAGAAGGGATGTGACGGACAGCCCGCCCTTGAAACGCGGCTCGTCTACGCTGAATGCGGGCTTGGTCATGTGTCCTCCAAAGTGGGATTTGCGGACGTTTGCCGGTCTTCCTCCAATGCTGATTGCCGGTTAACGGCCTGTGTGCGCTCCTGACACCGTTCAAGGTCGGTTAAGGGGCGGGTGATGCCGGGGACTTCAGTCATCGCCCAAACCCTTGTAGTAAACCGCGCCCGTACTCTCTGCGGTCTCCCGTCGTGCCCACAACTTGCGGCGCTCCTGGCGGTCCAGCCAAAGCCATGCGGCACCGTTCGACTGAGCGCGGTGCAGGATGTCGCCATTCCCGCCAATGACGGCCCATTCGCCGGATTCAAGATGCTTAATCAATGCGTCACCCCCTCGCCGCCCGCGTCCGAAATTGTCTCCGAAACGGTCGTCATCCAGTCCGCGTGTCGCTTCCACATTCCAGGCGTCGAAAACGCCAACTGCATGGTTGCAGCGCACATCAGGAACATCTGAATCAGCGCCCTCTCGTCCCTGATACCCATTTTCACGAGCGCCTCTGCACCGACACGCTCCAATTCCCAAACCAAATCACAAAAGTCATTCATGCCGCCCGGTGTTTCGCCGAACATCTCAGCGCCCAGCGCCTCAATGGCCCGCATCTTTTCTTCCATATCCATCATGCCAGTCCCTTCCCTTCCTTCAGGATTGCAATTGCAGCCGCAGCCATGTCGGCCATCCCGGTACGCTCGGCCTTCGTCGGCCAATGGCGTTCAGGTTTCTCCGGCGTCGGGTTCCGCAACTGCTCGGCGCGGCGCAACATCGCCCGTCGCTCGGCAAGTTTCGGCTCCATCAGGTCCAGCAGGTCGGAAGGCGTAGGCCACCACCGCTCGTTCCGTATCCAGTGGGTGAATCCTTCCTCCAGAATGTCAGCGGGCATTTCGGCCAACTGCAAACACATCTCCGCCTGGACAATCCCCCATTCCGTGTCGCTCTTTCCCTTCGAGACCGTCGAAGCCTTGACCCGTGTCAGCCACTTCAAAATCGTCTGCCTGCCCGCAGGTTCCAGAGATGAGCGTAAGGCGGGGATAGCCGCTTCCAACGCTGTCATCTGCTCCGGTGTCACCGCTATCGGCCTCACCCATGTCAGCCCTTCCGCGTAGGTCGGAGTCTCCAGCAAGGTTTTTGCGGAGGGCGGTAAAGAAGGGGTCTTCAGGTTCGCTAGCTGGTTCGTCTGGTTCATCTGTCCAACATCCTTTGTTCAACCACGTGGCGGGGTTCTTCACCCACTTTTCTGGATTGGCGTCACACTCGGCGGCGTAGCGCATCATCCCGGCGATCAGTTCGTCCGCGGTCGCCAACTTGAGCGCATTCACCCATGCACGTTGCGCGGCCAGCTTCTCTTTCTTCTTCGGGACAAGACCCCAAAACTCAGGGAACCTGTCTGGGGGACTAATAGGGGGATTCTTCTGGCTTCTGGCTTCTGGCTTCTGGTAGGCATCCGATCCGCATATGCCCCCGGTATGCGGTTGCATGGGAGGTGCATTGTTTCCATTGGGTTTTTTGGCCTCTTTGCTCCACCGAACGTGCGCAGCACGTGCTGACTTTGTGCTGACTTCGTTTCGAGTTTCGTTCTCTTTTTCGACACGTGCGTTGCTCAAACACCCATCAATGCGGTGCAGCTTCCCAGCTTGGCAGAGTGCATCCAGGGCCTTCCGACAGGCTGAAACACGCATGTTGACCCGCCGCGAAATTCTCTCCGGCTCATCCGGTATTGGCCCGCCTTCGTCGTACATCCGCATNATGCAAACCGTGTAAACGGCAAGCTCTGCTGGCGAGAGGTCAACGACGCCGTTCAGAAAGTCGCTGGGGTAGCATTTGAACCACGGGCTGTTCATGCGGCAACTCCTTCCAAGTGGCCCATTGACCGCCGTGTATCACGGCATGAGGTCTTGTTGCAACGCCTGTTGCCCGGTCCCGATGACATGAAGGTGTCGCCACAACTCAGGCAGGTGCGTTCCTTCTGGGGCGAGACTTTCGCGGGTGGGAATCCACCGGGGGGAATGTAGGTAACGACACGCGGGGGGACTTCAGCAGGTTTGCCCTTCCACACTTCAACACAGGGCGGGCAACCTTTAGTGGAAAGGTAGTCATCCAAAGCGGCTTCGTATTCAGCGCACAAGTCAACGATCCGCTGGTCGCCGTCTTCGAGGCGCTTTTTCACCACCTTAACCGCGTGGAGGATGGTGGTGTGGTCACGGCCACCCATCACCCTGGCGATCTTGGGAAGGCTTGCGCCGGTCTTGGTATATGCAAAGTAGCAGATGACCTGACGGCGGCGGGCAAGGGAGCCCATCTTTCGCTCGCCCGTGATCTGCTCTTCTGACAAATTCCAACGTTTCGCGCCAATCCTGATGAAATCAGCAGTTCTCATGATGCCACTCCCTCAATGCACACGCCGTCCATGTGGGACAGTTCGTTGACAGTATCAGTGCAGCCGCCGCAAATCCGATTGCCGGGGCCTTCGCTCATGAACCGACCACCGCAACAGAGACACTTGCGCTGCTCGGGCTTGATGATGGCGGCAGGTTTGGTGATGGATTCCGGTGATGGCTTGGGGTTCTGCAATAGTCCCCATTTGGCTTGAACCGCTGAAACGGGTCGGCCCATGATGCGGGCAATGTCCTTGTGTTTGACTTTATCAGCCCGCAACGCTTTCAACTGGTCAACGTCGGCCTGTGTCCAGGCTTGCCATGTCATTTAAAATCTCCCGATAAACGAGGACGCTGTGGCGTCCGTGGTGAGTGCCTACAAATGCAGGCTCGTTGTGTGGCCCCTCGGCCACCTTCCAGCCGTCAGCCAGGTACATCAGAAAGCGGTCCAGAAGGGCATAGAACAGGTCGCGTTCTGTCATGGGACCGCACAAGAGAAAAGATCATTATCTCCCCTTCGGGTAGCACTCGCGACGTTGCGCTCTGCTTGGGCATAATATGACGGCTTCAATTCGATCCCGACGCCGAACCTATCCATCTCGACGGCAGAATAAACCTCACTTCCAATACCCATGAATGGTGTGAACACGATATCCCCTGGGTTGCTCCACAGATGAATGCAACGCTCGATCACGTCGAGTTGCAGTGGTGAAATATGCTTCTCATCGTCTTCGGCTCGGCCTCCGCGGTATGCTAGAACCCTGCCTTGGTTGATGTCCATCCAGACCGGCGATGCGTACCGCTGCCAGACCTCAATCGAATACCAGTTGCGACGGTCGTCCTTGCTCGTGAACTTGGCTCGATCGGGCTCGCACTCGGATTCGCCGACGAACTGGTCAAAACCGCCACTCACTCGTTCGGGATTGTCGCCTGGCTTGCGAAACGTCACTACATAGTCGGCCAATCCCTGCCCAGACATGGCACTGTCCTTGACTACCTGTTTATGGAGCAGGCGCAGGCTCTTGGTGCGCTGCTGTGCTACCACGGGGTTTTTCCATATGCACACCTCGCTATGGAATATCCATCCGGCGTCGGTGTATGCGCGTACAATTTCGCCCCGGAAATCACGGATGCCGATGTATCCGTCGCGCGTCTTACTCGTGGGTAGTTGCATACAATGCACGGACACACACCGGCCCGGCATTGTCACCCGGAGCATTTCCGCGATCAGGAAACCATAGTGACGCCAGAAGTCCTCACCTTCGTTGTTGCTGATGTCACGCGGGTCATTGCTGAACTTGTACAGCCCCTCAAACGGCGGTGAGTGAATGCCGAAGTGGATCGAGTTGTCGGGAATGGCTTTGATGATTTCACAGCTATCGCCCCGATAAATTGCGTAATCGTCGCTCACTTCTTGATCGAACGCCTTAATGTTTGATATCTGGTTCATGATAGTTCTCCCATTATCCATGACGGCAACACCACATGCTCCGTCGGTTGGTAGTCAGGACGGTCCCTCTGTGACCCTCGTATCTCATCACTGGTCAGGTCCGCCATATGTTGCACCATGGCTCGTGCCATGCGCTCTGCGTCCGCTTCCTTCCTGCGGATATTTGACACCACAGCGCCTTCTGTTTCAGCTGCGATGAAGTGGACGTTGACGGGTTTGGTCTGGCCGAACCGCCAGAATCGCCGGATGGCCTGGAACACCTGCTCGAAGCTGTCATTGAGGCCAACAAATCCAGTATCGGCGCAATGCTGCCAGTTCATGCCGAACCCGCATATTGACGGTTTAGTGACCAGAACGCGAATACGACCTTCGCTGAAGTCAATGAGCTTGCGTTCCTTAGCTTCCTCACTATCAGATCCCCGAACCTCGACAGCGCCCGGAATAGCGCGGGCCAATCCATCGCTTTCGGTATTGAGATTGCACCACCAAACCATGGGCCTGTCTGTTGGAGTAATTGAAGCGGCATGGGCGACACGCTCATCAGCAGTGTCCCGTCGAGTAGAAATCCTCTCGCTCATGGTCCGTGCCTCGACTGGGAAAAGCATCCCGGTTTCTATGCTCGGCACGTATTCAACCGCGACCGTATGCTGGGTCTGATTGAGCGGCGGAAGGTCAAACCCGTCCGATGGATAACCCAGATCGGACGGGTTTCGGAGCATCACAGACCACGAACACATCCAACGCCAGAACGCGCCCCCGGCGTAGCCCTTCAGACGCCATGCCTGCGTCTCGCTGCTGTCGTGAGTGAAGAACGTCGCCAGCATGTCGGTATATGACATTACGCCCAGGAACTCGGCATGGTTCCCAAGTTCCATATAATCGTTGGGCGAAGGCGTTGCAGTCGCGGCCAGCCGGAACGGGATCGACTGGCAAGCGGCAATCAGCATCGTGCGCGTCTTGCCATCGTAGGACTTGAGAATACTACTTTCATCAAGAACAACGCCGCCAAACCTCGATAGATCAAAGTGGGCCAGCTTCTCGTAATTGGTGACAGTAACTCCAGATTCTACGTCATCATCGGACTTGCATTGCTTAACCGGGATGCCAAACTTATTGCCCTCACGAACAAACTGGGCCGCGACTGCTAATGGGGTTAAGATGATGACGTCATGCCCTGTCGTTTTATGGATCGCCTGCGCCCAGGCCAACGCCATGAGGGTCTTCCCCAATCCAGTACCCGCGAATAGTGCCGCGCGGCCTCGTCGGAGTGCCCAACGCACTATGTCAGATTGAAAGTCAAACAAACATCCCGGCAATGGTGGAATTTCATGCATGCCGGTTGGCGGGTCAATTATGGCCTTTTGGGCCAAAAACTCGTCGTATCTGATATTTAGATCCATTGTTACCCTCTCCAATTACAATACAAATCTCGCGCATAAGCCCTGAAGGCGTCACGAATGAGCCAGTCGGGGGCATGGGTGCGCAGCATCGTCACCTCGCCGCTGCTATGCCCCTCTACGTGTAAGGAATGGCGTATCGGAAGCGCCTCATTGTCCGGTGACTTCATGCCCTTGCCTGCGGTGCCGATATGGCAGGGGTCCACCGCCTCAAACTCTGTGGCGTGGAAGCCGGTCAGGATGCATGGCTGTGTGCGGAGCCAGTCCAGGTAGGCGCGGTCACGCAGGGGGGGCTGTTTCAACACGCCGACCTCACAACAACAGTGCAGTGCTTCTTGTCGTTGGCGCGGTCCAGCTTTGTGACGTGTAGAACCGTGATATATCGGTCGTCATCAATTAGCTTGTGCATCACAAGTAGGTCCAACGTGGCCTTGCAATAATTGTCAATATCTCGGCGGTTGTCGCGCGGCACGAAGATGGACACCTCCACGTCGCCGTGGATGGGGTGTGTCTCTTGTGCCGCAATCGCATTGCCCGCTGCCCGCTGCCATGTCAGGTAGCGTTGCGTCTTGACGCGCCCACGGCCCTGCACGTTGCGGTATAGGGCGTTGGTGGATGGCGGGATGGGGATGCACTCAAGGCGAAGGGTGACGGCGCTGGCAGGGGAGGAACTACCAGCGCCGTCTATGACGCGCTCAACGCACGGAGAAACGGAGCGCGTCATTTGGATTTCTTGAATGCGTCAGGATTGGGTTTTCCTGAACGCGCATGGAACGGGTTTTTGCCCATCCGATAGGGCCACAAGGCGCAATCGTGCATCGTGCAATCTGTGATGGCAGGCAAATACCCTGCGCAGCAATCGACACACTTCCGCCTGATGGCATCCACCGGGGAATGCCCTTGCGGGAAGCTGGCCGCGTTATTTGCGGTCCATGCGAGATTTAACGCGAGGCTCTTGTGGTGATCCATGGTCACTCCTCCTGTCTGATGTTGTCGATGTTGGCGGGGATCATGCCGCCCTCACAATGTCATCAATCGCGACACGCATGGGCAAATTATGTTCAGCCACCAACGCAACAATGCGCTTTGCCGTGTGGTAGGAAGGGAACATCTTTCCGCTTTCCCATCTGGACACCGTTGCCTGCGATACCGCGAGGGCTTCGGCCAGTTGTTTCTGGTCCATGCCTAGGCTGGCCCGTATGTCGTGGAGTGTTTTCATGCCAACGTTATACGCCTTAGCAATGGGCCATGCAAGCAAGAAATGCAAAAATCGTATCCCATCGCGTATTTTATTGTTGCAATCCCAATTACCGCCGCGTATATTCCTTTCATCACCAGCACGGTGAAGGGAACGCTCGACCACACAGGGCAACACGTAACAGGAGAAAGTTCAGGGTTGATATGGGGCGCGGTATTACAAGGGCCGCGCCCCGCCTGAACCGGGAGGGATTTATGGACACATTCAAATACTTTTTCTGCGTGAGCAGCGAGGCCCACGGAATTAACGACCTGGAAGGCCAGATTGAGGTCAGCATTGTCAGTTATGGCGAACCGGCCCGCATCAACTGCCTGCCAGAACACGCAGATCCGGGATGTGCGCCCGAGTTTGAATTGGGCGCAATCGAAGTCATTACTGGCTACGACCGCGATGACAGCGGCCACTTCATCTGGCATTATGCGCCGATGCCGGAAGGGCCTTTAAGTGATGCTCTTGCCGCGCTTATCCGTGAATCCATCGACATGGCCGACGTTGAAACCGCCGCCATGGAAAACGCGGCAGGTGATCGCGAAGACCGGGGAGACTGGTTGCGCGACCAGAAGCGCGATGAACTGGCCGAAAGGAGCGCGGCATGAAACTCCCAAACATCAAGACCGGCCTGCCATGGCGTCTGGAATACGGCCTCAAGTGGCACGTGATCCACACGCAATTGGCGCGGAACTACCTGAACATGGCAAAGCGCCACGCGGACGATGACGGCCTCAAACGTGATTGCCTCAGATACGCGCGGGAAGAGGCAGCGGAGGCACGTGATGCTCTGGATGTCGCCTTTGCGATGGAGAATTAACATGAAGATCGAAATTAAGCACAGGTTCACAGCAGGCGTTCTGTTTTCCGTCGAGGCGGGAGATATGAAAGCCGCGCTGCAAATAGCGGTTAAGGAAGGGGCCGATCTGGACGGTGCCTATCTGGACGGTGCCAATCTGGGCGGTGCCAATCTGCGCGACGCCAATCTGGACGGTGCCAATCTGGACGGTGCCAATCTGGGCGGTGCCAATCTGCGCGGTGCCTATCTGGGCGG